ACCAATGTACCTAGGAATCTGTGGTTTAGTGAGTCCTTTCTCCTCTGCTCTCTTAACTTTAATAAAATAGTCTTCTAAGGCAGCTAAAAAGTCCTTATTATTAACATAGTGCTCTGACTTCTTAGGTCTGCGCATAGTTCCATAGGCATGGTTTACAAATGGCATAATAAACAATAATGTTATTCAACATTATATCAAATAATGATTAATACATCAAGCTTGACAATACTTTAATTCGTACTTAGAATAGGTTTGTTGCCTTTGAGATAAGAAGCTTAGCTATTAATATTCTTAGATGAATCAATCTTGAATATTTTCTCTAGTACCTCTTTTGCTTCATGTACACTAGATATATATCCCATCTTTCTATCAGGGATTGTTTTGTTTCCCTTTTGTGATTTTCTTATAAAGTCTTGATAATAAACAATCATATCAATGTCCTCTGACTCTGACATCGTTAATACATCATCTAAATTTAAAATGAACATATCTTCTGTTGTTGTCTTTAACCAAGGTTCAAACTTATACCCAGCTACTTGACCTCTCATCTTAACTTCTTCAATACAGACTGGATTAGAAACTAACAACAATGTTCTTCCATCCTCTTCAGAGGCAGCTACCTTAGCAAAGATTTCTTCACCACTATGTTTAAGTTTGATGGTACAATAGAAATCATCTTCTATCATATGCTCCCTCCTATTCTTTGATGTTTATTGAAATAATCTCATAATTGAATTGCTCTTGAACATAAATTTTCACTCTTTCAATAAAATGATTCAGTGTATAATTCTTTCTTGACCCTAATGTTAGATCATCAGCAATATCATATAGTTTTGCTTTCACTTTGTTTTTGCCTTTTCTTAGGACTCTACCAATACTTTGTAAATTACGAATACGTGATTTTGATGGAGAGGCAAATATTACATTGTGCAGATTTTTAATATTTATCCCTGTGCTGAATGTTCCATAAGAAGCAACAATGATGGCATCATTTTGATCTTCTGTTATTCTTCTTACTTCTTCTCTATCTTCAGCATCTACACCACCGTGAACAAAGAAAATTTTTCTATTGCCCATAGCACCTTTATTTATCAAATCAAATAATACAGCACCATGTGTTTCTACTCTGCTGTAGAGTATTAGAGTGTTACCTTTAAGATCTAAAGATAAATTAGTTATAAATTTATTTCTTCTTTCATTTGTTATAAGGAATTGTATCTCATCCTCATAAGTATCAAACTTTTGTGGTTTGTATTTTAAAACCAAACACTGTATATCAAGTGTAGCAAGATGTCCTTCATCAATCAGTTTTTTTGTTTGAGTCACTTTATATGATGGTCCAAACAACCCCTCTAGTACCCATTTATGAGTTTGTGTTCCATCTAATGTGCCAGTAAATCCATATCTATATTTTGCATGATGAAGTTTATCCATAATCTGGATAAGTGATTTACTCTTAAAAAGATGAGCTTCATCACCTATAACAACATCATATTCCTCAAAAAATGATCTATCAAGTTTATATACAGATTGCCAAGTTGTGATGGTTACTTCATTGGTGTTAACTCTTTCCCTACCAGCATATATTCTATGACAATGATTTTCTGCATCCCATCCATAATCTTGAAAGTCTTTGAACATTTGTTCAACCAGAGAAGTGGTTGGAACAACCAGTAATATTTTTTTGCCAGTGCCAACAAAATATCTTACTATAGAGTAAATCATTAATGACTTACCTGATGCAGTAGGTGATATTAAAAGTTTTCTATTATATCTTAGAGCATCATATACTGCTTCAATTTGATAGTCTCTTGGTTTGAATGATGTAATAGACTTCATATAGTCCTTGACACCACCTTGAGATATAAAGTCATTTACTTCAAAAGGAAGTCCATAAAATTTATTTTCTTCAAATTTGTATGAATATCCTGCTTGCTCACAAAATGCAACAACTTTATCAAGAAGACCCACATAGATCCTCTTGGTCTTCATATTAAACAAATGAACATATCCATCCCAGTACTTACCTCTGTACTGTGGCATAAATTTTTTATTAGGTACTTCAAAAGTAAATCTATCTCTTAACTCATATTCAATATGAGGTTCTGTTTTTACTTGTAGATAGACTTCATTTATCTTTTGAATGGTCAAATCTGCCATAATGAAAATTCACCTTGCAACTATTTAGTTGTTCTCAAAAGAATGTTCAAGCATCATTCTAACCAAATTTTCTCTCATCTTCCACATGATCTCTTGTTCTTCATGTGGTCTTGCTGGGGCACCTGGCCATTTTTTGATCCCCTCCTCTACACAGTAATGTAGTGCCCTGATTTCACTTATAGTTACAAACATTGTAAAGTCAGGCAAATTGGAGTCATCCATATCCTGCATTGAATTTGTTTACCTCTATAGCGTTTTTAATTTGATAGGTTCTATTTGAAATTTGTTTTAAAATACTTTCTAGATAATTTAACATTGTCTCATAGTATTCAATTTTTAAAGATACAGTAGATAATCTCTCATCTGCATCCAAATATTTTTGCATTGTCTCCTTATCTCTTACTTTTTTTGGAAAAGGATTTTGCACATATACTTCAGGATCTGCTTTTCCTGAATAGTACTCATATCTTTCATGACGAATATTCTTCTTTTGTTGTTGAGCTTTTTTTGTGAGAAGAAGAATTGTGTTAAAAATTTCAGAATACTTTGAATGTAAGACTGGTATATTCAAAGATTCTGTATGAAGGTTATCAGGATCAATGATGGAATCTTTGTTCCACATCTCTTGAATCCCATCCAAATCAATCATCTATCATGCTGTAGTAATATTGTATATAGTATACTTGAAATTTACCTCTGCTGTAAAGTACTCAATATCTGTTTGAGTAGCATCAAAATTTAATGTTGTTAAAGAATATGGGAAGAGTCCTTCAAAATTCACATGAAAAACTGGATTATTGATATTATTTAAAATTGTAAGAGTTCCATCAGAATCCAAATTAAGTTCTTTATTGTTCAAATTGCCAACATTATCTTGTTCTTGAAAATCATATATTTCTCCTAAACTTTCAGGAAAACCTAATCCCCTAATCCAATTTTGAATTTCAAGATAGTTTTCAAGATTTTCATCAACTAAAAATCTAAGTGTGAGATCATCAAACTCAATTATTTCTCCAGGTCTAGGAATGCTTTTTAGATATGATGGTTGTTGAGCAACACCTAATGTCAAACCAGGCACATTGACCATGTTACCAAAAAAAGTAACTTTAGGTGCCTTTGTAATAGTGAACTTAAAACCACTTGGTGCAAGAAAATTTCTATTGGTTATTTGACTAGCAATAGGTTTTCTTACAATATTCTGTCTAGTTCTAACCATGAGTTTTATGTTTATTTATTTGCATAAAAAAAGAGGGGCATAAAAGCCCCTCCAAATATGTGAGTTTGAATCACATGAGGTTCTTAACAGAAACTCTTCTGTAGTATCTGTTGCTGTTAACTCTGAGTCTTCCAAGACCCTGAGTTGTACCTTCAGCAAATGGGTTGGCAACCAGACCATATCTGGTCTTAAAGCCAATCTTAGGCTGGAAGGTGTTTTCTCCAACTGCACGAACCATCTGAAGTGGAACATATGGGCAGTAGAACAGACCAGCATCATAAGGGGAAGAACCCTTATAACCTACAACATAGTACTGGTTACCAGAGGCAGTAGCAGTGTTGCCAGCAGCCAGGTTAGCAGCATATGGGTCAATGTAGACTCTGAACTTACCATTGATGGTTCCAGCAAATGTGTTGCCAGTGTCATCAACATTAAGGTTGGAGTTCAGTGCAGGGGTGTAGTCAAGGATACCTGCCATGGTGAGTGCAGAAGCAACATCAGCAGAGCACAGGACCATGTTGCCCTTTCCTCTACGAGTTCTCTGTGCGATGGCATTAGCATCTCTTTCAATCTGGAACAGAAGTCCTTTGAACTTCTCAACAGACCATCTACCATTGGAGTCAACATCAAGGTCAAAGATACCTTGTGCAGCAGTGTTAGAAACAGCACCTTGCTCAGCAACCTTATAGATGGTTCTGATGACTTCTCTGTTGATCTCAGCAAGGATCTCAGTAGAGAGGATGTTAGCAAGTTCTGCTTCAGCATTCAGACCATGAATGGCCTTCAGGTCTTGAGCAAGCTCAAGGCTGTATTCTGCCTTCAGAGCTCTTGACTTGGCAGTAACAGTAACTTTCTCAATAGAGAAAGCCATCTGGTTGAAGTGATTACCTGCACCATTGCCCAGGTTCTCAGCATCACCAGTTGCCATTCCATTACCTACATTGTAGGCAGTAGAAGTAGCAGAACCAACTGGGTTCAGTACTGAAGGGTTGTTTCCAGAACCCTGAGCAGTAGTACCAATACCAGCGTCAACATCAGCCATGCCGCCAGTCAGGTTGAATCCATCGTCCTGACCAGAGAATGCTGTATCTACTTCATCATAGAAGGTCTCAGTTCCAGACTGATTCTCCAGTCTAGATCTCATTGCAAAGATCAGTCCAGTAGGACCAGACATGGGCTGAACACCAGCCAGATCATATGCAACAAGGTTAGGCATTGCACGTCTGATCAGAGAGATCAGAACAGGGTCAAAACCAGCAACAGGTCCTGAACCAGTAGCAGTGCCTGAGAAACCAGCACCTGAAGGTGGGTTTCCAGAAGGTGAGCCAGCAGCATTACCTGCATTGGTTGGGGTTTCCATCAGGTTGATGCCTGATGAGAATGCTTGCTCTTCTCTTAAGAATTTTTCTTGGTTTTCCAGCAGGACAGCAGTAACTGCTCTTCTGTGATTGTCTTTGATGGGATCAAGACCTTCATAGTCGAGAAGTGGACTCCACTTTTCCTGCAGATGTTCGGATTGGAACATTTGCGTTTACCTCTAAAAGTTGTTTAGTTTGAATTAATATTAAATTCAGTTAGATTTTCTGAAAGCACCCAGTGATCTCAGATAGTGATCCATTGAAGATGAAACTTCAGCAGGAGTGCTATCTACACCCTCAGAAAGGGTTTGAGATGCTTGAGACTTTGCAGTAGGAGCTGTTCTGGAGAAGTATGACTCCTTCAGAGTCTCCAGTTTTTCACGATATTCTTCTTCACTTTCAAACTCAACACTTTCAGCAAGTGAAGCGAGTTTCTCTTTTTGAGTGTCTGCTAGACCCTCAGAGATTTGATCAAGAATACCATCAGCAACAGACTCAGCGAGTCTCTTGTTTAATCCAATGTTCTTCTCAATCTGCTCGTTGAGCTTGGTCTCCATGTCATCAAGTTTTTCTACCATGCTTTCCAGCACATCATATTTATCTTCAGGGATTGATACATAATGTTCTTCAAAAAGACCCTTCATGCCTGAAAGGAAACTTTCAGTCATTTCAGTCTTCAGTCCTTGCTCAATTGCAAGTTCATTCTCATTCATCCATTCATCAGCAACATACTCCAGATAAGAGTCAACTCTTTCCTGGAGGGACTCTTTGAGTTCCTCAGTTGCCTCAGAAATTCTGGTAGCATATTGCTCTTCCAGAGTTTCTTGGATTTCTTTTACTTTAGAATTCAGAGCAGCTTCAAAGACTACCTTTGCCTTTTCTCTGAATTCCTCAGAAAGTTCTTCACCACCCAGAAGGGCAGCAACATCTTCATCTACATCATACTCTTCAATAGTTTCAGTTTCTTCTTCCACTACTTCCTCTTCAGTAGTTTCTTCTTCAGCAACTACTTCTTCAGTATCAAGTTCTTCTTCTTCCTTCATACCTTTAACTGGATCAGCAGACTTTGCACCTTTATTGACCACGTCTTTTACCGTTTTAATTTTAGGTTCTCTAAGTTTGGCAGAGTCATCATCTGTCTTATAATTCTCTGGTGTAGGTCCACCAAGATCTTCATATGACCCAGCAACTGATGTATCCATTGGATCTGCTGCCTTAGCACCAGAGTTCACGGCAGTTCTGGATTGTTTAGTGCCTGATTCCATTTCTTGTAAATCTCCACGAGACATTGTTAACTCTCCGTTTTAACCTTTTAAAATCTATATTTATTTAGTAAATTAATAACCTCAAAGGTTATTAAGAAAACTGTTGAATAAATCTAATTTCTTCTCATCCAATTGTTTTTGAGTGACAAGAGTATTGATTTCTTTATAAGTTTTAGCAGCAAGGTGTTCTCTAAGAACACCTCCATCCCAAACCCATTCTTTTCCTTCCATAATACCCTCAACAAAGGCATCAGGAGCAGATGGATCTGCTACAATATCAGCAGCTGTTGCTAACATAAAGTCATCACCAACAACATTTACTCCCTCTCTGGTGGGTTTTAATGATCCAATTCCTCTAGAAGAAACACCAAGTTTTACACCTTCTTCTATCAAAGATGATGCAATTTTACCCATTGGTGTGCTTAAAAGTTTAGCTTTACCAATAAAGTTTGAACCACTCTCTTTAAGTGACACAATTTTATGTGAAACTCTATCAAGATTGACAGTAGGACCTTCTGGATGACCCAGTTCTCCTAATGCTCTCCCTGATTTAACATGGTTTTCATTGTATCTTTGAACCTCCTTTCTCAGGACGCTCATTGGATACATTCTTCCATTTCTATTTTGAAGATCACCTTGAAGAAAGATGCCTTCAATAAACATTGACTTTTTGCCACCTACATTTTCTACAATGAAGTCAACTGCTTCTATTTCTTCTCTGATTAATTTCATGAGACCTGAACTTGCTGAATGAATACTTTACCAGTGCTTGCTTGTGTTTTAGCAGCAATCATAATTGATTTTCTAAGAGATGTGCCTTGATTAGCATCAAATACATCAGTCACTGATGATGAATCATGATCTACAACAATTCTTGTTCCAAAATAACCAGCAGCACCAATTGTACTATCCATAGATTGCACAATTTTGTGAGTAAAATTAAAGTTACTTTGGCCAGCAGTTAATGTAACTGCATCACCTATTGCAAAGGGATTACCAGTGCCCTCAGGAAAATCAATAGTAGTTGTAGTTCCAGTTGTAATTCCAACAACTCTTTGAGAGTTTACTGGACCAATGCTTATTGTAGTAGCGTCTGAAGTTCCTACATAAAAATCATCAACTGTGGCAGTAGGCAAAGTTCCAATTGCAATATGTGCCCCTGCACTTTCAGCTACAACTCTGATGGTATCAGTTTGTTGACTGATAGCAGAGGATCTTGCTGATGAAGTACTAGTTGTAAAAAAGGTATTTACACCAACTGGTTTTAGAGCAGTCATTATTAGAAAATTTGTCCTATAATATTTATTTAGTTATTCTTCGTCTGTATAGGTAATTTCTTCCTCTTCAGATTCACTTGGTTCATTTTGAGTGAAGGTAGATGCAGCAATATTTGGTCTTGCAGCATCAATTCTCTCTGCACTTTTAGCATATAAAATTTCTTTAATTTTATCACTAATTTGAGAGGGTGATTCATCAGTCACCATTAAATCCATTAATTCTTCCATTTTTATATGTGGAGTGTGTTTTTATTTATATTTCCCCACCTGATGGTGTCTCAATTTCATCTCCAGAGGCATCTGGTGATTTTGGAGAACTTGGCATCTGAGGTGGTTGATCAATTGGACCAGTCATTGGTTGTCCAGTCATTGGATCAATTTGCATTTGTGATGGATCAGGAATTGTTCCATCTTTTATTTCTTTTTTAATTTGTTCATCTTGTTCAATAATTTCAGCATCAGTTTGACGTAAAATATGTCTTCTTACATAATCTTGTGAGTAGTACTTGCCAACATATGGTTCAGCAGTTTGTGTCAATGTAAGTCTTTCAGTTAACAACTCTGCTTCTTTCAGTTCTGCAAAGTGGTTATCATATAAGAAATCATATTGAATATGATCTGACATTGCATCCCAATCTTCAGGAGTTACAATGTTTTTCAAAATTAATTGAGTTTTCAGCATGTCACTGAACATTGATGAGAATCTTTTTCTCAATCTGCCAACAAATTTAGAAAATTTAATTTCATCTCTTAAAATCTCAGATGATCTTCCTAATGAAAAACCACCTTCACTTTGCAATCTTGTCTCTGGTACATTTAGAGCTCTATAAAGTTTTTTCTGGAAATAATTAATATCTGTAATTTCTCCAAGATTTTGACCACCAGGAAGTGTAGTGATTTCAGTTCCTCTACCACCCTCTCTTCTAGGTAACCAGAAGTCTTCCATCATAGACATAAACTTCTTGTCATCACGAATCTCACCAGTATTAGCATCATAAACAAGTTTGTTTCTATAACGCATCATAACATCACGCAGATATTGCTCTGCCTTTATTTTTGGCAAATTACCTACATCAATGTAAAAAATTCTTCTCTCAGGTGCTCTTGATAATCTATAAATGACAAGAGAGTCCTCAATCATCATTAACTGATTGAGAGGTTTAATTGCTTTATGTAACCAAGACAAGGTAGTTCCTTTGTTTCTATCTACCAATCCAGATGTGCAGTAAGTAACTGAATCTCTTGTTAATCTTATTCCTTTTTGTCCACCTGTTCCACCACTTCCATATCCAGAAATTTGAGGATTATACATGAAGTATTCCTCAATGTCAGGAAAATCATAATTAGATGGATCCTCTTTGTTTGATCTTTGTAATCTATCTAATCCATCAGGACCATTTTTCTTTACCTGACGAATATATCTCATTCTTGAGGCATCAATATATCTTAATTCTTGGATGCCTTCAGTTGGATTTTTTTGATCAATTACTTTATTGTAATATAATTTTCCATCAATATACCAATTTCTAAAAATTTCATGTGCTTTTTTATCAAAGTCAAGCAGTTCACAAATATATTTAAATTCTTCTCTTATTTTTTTCTTGATGCCATCACTTGCATTCAGATTTGATAATTCAATAGTTACAGGACTGTCATTTGTATCAGAGACAATTGCTTCATTTACAATGTCTTCAATAGCACTATCAGTTTCTGGATATAGAGCCATTGATCTATATCTTCTTATTAAATCACTCTCAGTTCTATATACTCCTTCAATATCTACATAAGAACCAAAAAAACCACTGCTAATGTAATTCTCCGATCCATCCTGATCATTAGGAGGGACCGGAGAAACTACACCAGGTGGTGTTTTTTCAGTATCTTCAATTGAAAAACCAAACAGCCTTGCCATTATTATAAACTAGAAGTCTTTGTGCTCCTAGTATTTAGAACATAAAATTAATCAGTGCCTTCTGATTGGTCAGCAAGTGATTTAGGAATCAAATTATTTGATCCAGGATCATCTGCATTAGTAAGAGCATCATCTTTGTATCCAATAGTATAGTATTGATATGCAAAGGTTACAGTAAATTCTTCAATAGTATCAGCACTATCATAGCTCAGTTCAATAGGTGAGATTTCTGTTGGGAACAAATCAACAAAAGTGTAAGTTCTCAACTTAATCATTTCATCACCCTTACCAGCATTATTATCTTTATTGTTGAGGACATTACCTCTTCCAAGTTGTCTTACTGTAGCATTTGTCATATATTCACCTGGTTTAGCAATTCCAGTTCCATCATCTAATTTTGCAATTGCATTGCCCCACTTTTCAAATGCAGTTCTAAGATCAAAACTTTCATCATTTAAAATGGTCACTGTCCAATCTTCATATGTTCTGTCACCAGCTACCTTTAAAGTTCTACCTCTGAATGGTACACTAATGGCAGGAACAGATGAACCAGGCATCTGTGCTGCTTTACACATAAATCTAAAATTCTTTTTAACATTATCAGTCCATACTTGCCCAGGATATTGAGACTCTACGCCTGAAGGGAAAGATGGAAAATTTACTTCAAATAGATTGGGGCGTGCACCCCCACCAGATAATCTGTTTTTAAACTGCTGAATGTTTGTTCTTTTTGTTGTTGCCATTTTTTAGTCCTCCTTAGATCTTTTTAAATAATTATCAAATAGATTCAGCGAATTGAATACCAGCCCTTGTTGCAACAAAGGATAGTGAAATATAATTAATTGATCTAGTAGGTTGAATAAAGATATCAGCCTTAAATTCATTATTGTCAACAATAGCAGGTGTATTGTTTGACTCATCACAGACAACTCTAAAGTTTTCAATTCCTCTATTTGTCTGAATCTCTCTTAAGAATGGAGAAATTGTATTGACAAATGTTTCTCTAGTGTCAGCATCATTGACCTCAAAGAGAGATGCCTGAGATGCTTCTTCAATAGCTTCTTCAACTACAATGAACAATCTTCTAACATTGATTCTATCAAATGCAGACCCATAGGAAAGTGCAGTTTTGTCACCAAAGAGAAGAGGACCTGCTCCTTGATTAATAATTGGATTGATTCTAGAAGAGTACAAAGTGTCTCTTTGATCTTTATTTGGATTGTATGCAAGTTTCACAGCATTATTAAGATTTCCTCTCTGTATACCAGCTGGTGAGAACCAAGGGAATGATTCAACTCCTGTTCTAACCATCAAACCTGCAACATCAGCATTGCAAGGGAGATATCTAAAGGTGTCATTGAATCTGTCATAGACATACTTATATCCAGAGTCAAAGACTGCAAATGATGATGAAGTTAATGCTGAGAAGAAGTTAACAACATTGGTTGTTTGTGTTGTTGAATTTGATACATTAACAACATTATCTCTATGTGGTGAGATACAAGCAATACAATCCTTTCTTGAATTGGCAATTGAAATAAGAAGATTTGCTTTTGCTTGAGTTTCAAGTTCAGTTGTACAACCTGGACCCATCAATAAGAAATCAGCAGGTGCTGTATCCTTATTATTAAACAATTCATATGCAGTCTTCAGTTTGCCTAATGTTGCTTTAAAACCACCACCCTGAATGGCACTACCATAATCATTTCCAGCATTTAACTCATAACTTACTGCACCAATACCAGAGAATACAATTCCCTTAGCATTTTGACCCCAAACACCTGAATTTGCAGTGTTAGCAGTGAAGTTTGTAGAGAATCCTAGTGCTCTTGGAGTGGTTGGTCTACCACTTGTTCCATCAACTGCAAAGGATGCATTGGTTCCTGCAAAAACATATTCTGAGTTGTCAGAAATATAACTCTTGAAGTAATTTCTGGTTGGATTTTGAGCATCAAATACAGAGTCTGATGCTTTTGAAAGTCCATTGAATTTCTCAAGGATATTTCCTTGAATTCCAGTTACTGAACCATCATCATCTACAACTGCCACATTGATGGTGTCAAATCTACCACCTGCAGAAGTTGCGAAGTTTGATGTTCTAGGTCTTGGAGCAATTGATTTCCAAAGCACTGTGGAATTGTCAAGTCCAAGAGTTTGTTCATCATACCAGTCAACAGATGATGTAATAGTAACTGTTGTTGGATTTAATGGAGAAGCTAATGTGTTTGTTGTAATAGCAACAACACTTGTTTGTCCAATACTGATGGACTTGAGAGGATTATTTGGTTCATAATCAACTATACTGTAAGTGCCTGATCCATCTACTTTAGCAACAATTTTAACATCAAATGTGCTTTGACCAGAAGAAGCAGTATTTACACCAGTAATAATTGCCTGAACATAACCTGTTTCAGCACTTGAAATACCAACCCCAGCAACAGTTGCAGCAATTGCAGCAGTTATACCATATCCTACTGTAATACCAGCACCAGCAAGACTTGTTGTCGTAACTCCCAATCTTTGGTCTGCAAGACCATCAATTTGACAAACTCTTACACCATTACCCCATGATCCAGGGTTTCTTGTGGCATAATACCAAGTTGATGCTGTGCTATGATTAAACTCATAGTCATCATAATTTTTAATCTTTACATTTGTAGTTGTTCCCACACCAACAGCAGCGTGTGAGTTCAATAATTCATCATCATCAGCTCTGACAACAGAGAGGACACCACCATAACCCATGTACTCAGATGCAGATAACCAGTATTCATACTGCCTATCTGTGCTAATTGGTCCACCAAAATTATCAAGTAATTCTTGTGAAGTAGTGATTCTAGTTACTTCCTCTACAGGTCCAATTTTAAAGGGTCCAGCAATAGCACCAACTGTATCAACAGTGCCCTCTACTCTTCCAGTAGTTAGATCAATTTCTCTTACCAGTACTCCTGGAGATAATTGAGGAGTTGCCATGTTTCTCTCCTAGATTCTCAGATTTTACTATAAATTATTTAGAGTTTTAATCATTTTCATTGGGGAAACTGGGAGTGAACTACCAATCTGGATAAGACCAATCACAAAAAGGATCTTTTTTCTTTTTGTGCTCTACAATTCTTTTAATTGTACAGTCTTTACATTCATATGAATATGATGATGGAACTGCACCTCTATTCTTTCTCGTTCTGTAAAATCCATCAATTAAATTTTTTATCTCTCCACATGATCTACACTTTCTATCATTTAAAAGTAAGTGACCAAGTTTTATTTGCCCATCAATATCCATTATCTGTAGTCCCACATATATGATCTGTCTCCATATTCATCAGCGTACCATCTGTCCCCTTGTTGATCCACAAAACTAGAATCATCAAGTCCATCATTAATAAAACCAAAGGGTGCCATGTCTTGCTCAATTTGATTTTTTTGTTCTTCATATAATCTTTTTCTAACATCTTGATCTGTTAACTCCTTGAAATAATCTTGTGCAACTAACCATGCATATATTACTAGACACATTGCCAAATCGTCATTACATCCTTCTTCTGCTTCAAAAGATCCATGCTTTGAAATGAATGTGGTAAGTTCTGAAATAATTTCATAATCACAAAAAGTAAGTTTATTCTCCTCAATCATTGTTTTTAAATTAAGAGATCCAACCTTCTTTACTGTTTTAGACATCTTGACACCAAGTTGTGTCTTCTTTCCTGAAAATCCCTGACCAACTATTTGACCTGCTCTTCCTCTCATTGAACACATCAATAAGTTTTGATATTCAAGATCATATTGTATAATACTTGCTACCTGATCTCCAATATCATTTACTTCACAAAGAATAAATGCTTCATTATATTTTTTTGCCATCTCCCAAATAATATTTGGGAATAGCATAGGTTTTATTTCATTATTTCTATATTTTGCTACAATTTTATGTGGAAACTGTGTAATGTCAAAAATAACAAATGCTGAATAATCTTCACCAACACCTCTTGCTACATCAACAGTAATAACATAATCACCTTTTTCATTTGGTGGTTCATATATGTCCATACCAGCATTAGATTGCATTGGATTTTCATATACCAATGACTTTAGTTTACTTGGAGCAACTAAAGTATCTACAGAACCTAAAAATTCACACTCAAACTCAATTTTAAATTGTGCTTCAGATGTATTAGCAATAGTTTGTTGTTTCCATTTATCATCTCTTCCAGGAACTTCACTCCAATGCACATCTGTAGGGATATACTCATTTCTTCCCTTCTCAGCATCATGCCACATCCTATAGAAGTGGTTCATGCCATGGGGCGTTGAAACTATGATGACTTTTGTGCTTTTACCAGAAGTAATAGTAGGATAAACAGATGCAAAGAAGGAATCAGCGATGTGATTTGGAACGAACGCGAATTCATCCAAGAAGAG